CTTGACGGGCCAAGTCACGCTGTGCGGGAAGCCCTCTTGAGCCGTTATATCACGAAGCGCCTGCCGATAGGTAGCCATCTCTGCGCTCATGGTCACGTCCGAGAGAGCCGTCCAATCGGTCGCGGCAAGCAGGCTGTCACGCTGTGAGCGAGCAGCCTTGGCTGCCTCTGCGTCGAGGCCAGCCTGATACGCAGCTTCCTTCTCAGCCTTGGTGCCTTCGGCGTCTGTGCTGAACATGTCAACGACAGCCCAAGCCTGCACCCAGTTGCCATTGGCATCTTGAGTTACACCATTGCGGGCTGCGTTCTGGTACGGGCCAACATCCGGCTTCGGGGCCTCAAAGACGGCTTCGATGTTGAGTGCATCAAGGACGTTTTGGTTCCAAGTGCGAGGCATGGAGATGTTAGGGTTGGCCGACCGCCACTCCCCTTGGGTCTTCACCTCGCCCGTGGCCTTGTGTCTGTATTCGCCCATGAGATTGATCCTTTCAGATGGGGTTGATTATGCAATGGCAAGGAAGATGTAGGTCGCAGCATTGACGTTTACGTTAGTGGCAGCAACCTGATTGACAATGAAGCCAGACGAGGCCGGGTCAATCGTGTCGTTTGTTGTCACCTCTGTGGCAGTTGTGTTCAGGCTCAAATGCGGATCGTTGCCCGTGACGATACCTCTTGCCGTATCCCAGACATACCAATCACCCGTGCTGTCAGTGCGCTTGATAAGGATGAACCTTGCACCAGTCGTGAAGCCGCAGTTGATCGTTTGGTTTGAACCATTGCCCGTGTAGCTGCCAACCTTGCTGATGCCGGGGAGAGAGGCGAAGAGGTAGGCGATGAATGTGGCCGTGTTGCCGTTTACGTCATCGTTCGTGCCAAGCGAAAAGACGCTGCTTGTTGGGGCTGTGTCATTCCACATGGTGTCAAGGTCAGCGGTCGCCGCCGTTGAGTTTAGGATTAAATAGTCCGTGGCGTCACCGGCATAAACAACCCAGTTGTCCACTGCACTGCGCTTTTTCACAATCATCAATTCAGGTGCAGCGCCAAGGTTATGGCTGACAGTCCTGTTAGCCCCCGTCCCAGTATACGCCACCACATCGAAGAACCCCGGTGCGCGGCGGAACATCCAAGAGTACAGATTGCTAAGGGTGATTGAGGAAGGATGCCACCCATTCATGTAATCGAACTGGCCGTCACTCTCTGCCACCTCGGCATCCGTAAGGTTTGCTCTAAGTTTGGTCGGCCCAAGCATACGGGTAAATACGGCGCTTTCACCGCCTGCGATGGTTTTCATCAGCGCCCAATCGACCGGGAAGCCAGAAGTAAAAGCTGGGGGACCACCACCCCATGTATCGATGCCAAACACCTGCGTCCCGCTCGTAGGTTCCCGCATAGGACCACGGCGGATGGCGATGTAGATTGCGGTGCCTGCGATTGCTCCGATCTGAAAGCCATTTGCCACAAATCGGACATTCGGATTTCCAGTTGACCCTGTAACGGTTGTTTCGGCTGCGTTAGTGTTAGCCTTAAATTCCTTCCAGACGCCATTGCCAGAAGACTCTATGGACGCTCCACGCATGTTGTCAATTATGTGCCAATCATCTGTAAAATTTGCCGATCTGTAGAGCAACCACTGGGGTTCCCACCCGAGATCAATAACAGCAGTGTTGCCCCCACCCGTAGACCCACACGCAATCAACCCATCCGAGCCATCACCAGACGGGCCGAGGGGATCGTGGGCGAATAGGTAGGCGACGTAGGTGCCACCAGAAGCGTTGACAGTGGTGTCCGTCCCCAGAGAGAACACAGTGCTGGTTGGTGCCGTATCATTCCAGCGAGTGTTGTCGTCTACCGTTGCAGCCGTAGAATTCAGCACAAGGTAATCTGTCTCGGGTGCAGCCGTGTTGCCGCGATGATAGACCTGCCAATCAGCAGAAGCATCCGTGCGCTTGATGATAATGCACCCCGGAACGACACCAAGATTGTGGGCGATAGTGCGGTTTGATCCTGTCCCGGTGTAAGTCACCACGTCAAAGAAACGCTCAGCCTTGCGGAAGGTCCATGAGGCGTAGGTGTAACCAGACCCGTTGACAGCATCGTTCCCGCTGAAACTAAAACCAGACGACAAAAACGCCTGATTGAAGTCTGACTGAACATTTACGTTTGCGCCGCTGGTGTTAGCACGAATACCCTGACTCGCTCCCCGCACAGTGTCGAATAGCCAATGTGCTTGGTTAAACGCGCCAGTTCTATTCTTAACCCAAACCAACCCACCCTCACCAGCAAGGTCAATATCGTTGGTGATTGTCCGCGTAGAGCCGTTGCCAGTGTAGAGGTACGTTGAGAACACGTCCTCAATGGCCAAAGCATCAGCCGCGACAGCGGTAGACATCAACGCCTTTTTAGTGAGCATTATGCGTCTCCTACACGCGCGCCATAGAGCGTCGTGCTGACCTTCCACAGTGTAACGACAGTGAAGCCGCTGGTGTTCAACGTCGGGGCAACGCCGCCGTCCGTCTTCCAAGTCACAGAAGGCCAAGTGATCGTGTAGGCCGTGCCGTCGTCGATCATCAATGTCATAGCCTCGCCAGCGGTAAAGCTGTCCGTAGGCGTGGAGTTTGCCGATAGGGTCCACGTCTGGATCGTGCCGTTATTCGGGTTTAGGGCAGGCGTCGTCCCGCTCAATGCGAACACTGTTTCGATAATGGCGTTGGCGAACTTAACATCGCCGCTCGCGTCAGCAGTCACAACCTTGGAAGCCTGCGATGTGCCGAGGGTGGTGATGTCGTTGTAGTTCAGTTCAACGGCAGTCGAAGTGACAACCGTTCCGCCGACCTTCCACTCACCGGCGGTTAGGTTCGGCTTGATCGCCGTCGTGCCGTCAAGCAGATCATCAAGATCATCAAGGTTGTCGTTGATTTTGCCGCCCCAAGTGTCCTCGGATGCGCCAACTTCGGGCTTCACGAGGCCAAATGTCGTTGTCGTTGCGTCTGCCATTTTGAGCCGCCCTTATGCCGCTTCGGTCCAAATTTCCGCCGTGTCAGAGACAGGCGTCCAAGTCTCCCCTGTATCAGACTGCGGCGTCCATGTCTCTGCCGTATCCTGACCGGGTTCCCACTTCTTGATGAAGGATGCCGACACTATACACGAAATTTGAGAAAGCGCACTACCTAAGCGCACGCGCTGCAAAGACGCACTAGAGGTGACAGCGCACGCCGATGCAACCGACATGTTTACCAGCGCCACGGTTGAGACGGACGTTGTAAAGGCCGCCGCCGCCGTGGCAGAAATATTGCGTTCCCGATCCGCATCAAGCGAAACTGTAGCCGCCGACGACACCGGGGCTTCAACCTCGCGCAACCGCCGTGCGCTTACAGACGCGGATGCCGTAATTGTGATGGCGGCCCCGTCGAACCCATACGCATTCACACCGTATGCGCCACGACCGAAACCTGCACGATACTCGACCACGGCGGCATCAATCACCCGATCCGCGGAAGCTGTTGTTGCAGACGCAACAGAGGCAACCGCGTTGGCCGAGCGCAAGACCTGCATTGAAACCGTTGCCGCCGAGATTGCGGATGCAGCGGCTGATACATCAAACCGCTTTCCTGCCAGCACAGAAACGGCAACAGCGACCGAAGTCGCTGCCGAGGCGTCTTTCACCTCGCCGTCAAGCCCATACGCCTCTACGCCGTATGCGCCTGTACCAAATCCTGTACGGTAGGCCGCCACCTACTCAGCCTCAGTCGAGGTTGATGTCGAGATCGCCTGTCGGCACACGCAGAACGTCCCCGGTGTCAATCACCTTCGAGGCGGTCAGCGAGGCGTAGGCGATCATGTTGCCCGAGGTTGAAGCGTCGAACACCGCTGCGTGCGTGATCGTGCCCCAGCTTCCCGTTGCAGTCGGAAATTCGATGGCTGCATCGTTTGAAGCGTTGTTGCCGCTCACGGTGAACGTGACGGCCTCGCGGGTGTAGCCGTTGCCGCTCACCTCGGTGCCGCCGCCGCTTTCACCCGGTGCAGCGGTGAACAAGCCAAGATACCAAGCACTCGGACGGGCCGGAGACGGCGAGGATGCCGTCAGGAGCCACGTCAGGACGCTGGTTTCGAAAGAGTTGGTCAGTGACATCAGAAACTCCTGATTTTCATACGCAGGCCGGTTCCGCTGTGCCGCGCGTCGTTGGAAGAATTGTTCAGGTTATCAATCGCGGATTGATACAGGGCTGCCCAGATTTGAATGCGGGCGTCGTCCTTCAGGTATGGTGCCGAGTGGATCAGCGCCCCGTAGAGGTAGGCATCCGGCGCGTTGGTCAAGAGCCAGTTTGTCGTGGCCGAGTCCGACAACGCAGGTATCTTGCCGAAGTATAGCAGTTCGCCCGTGTAAAGGCCATCCGGCACTGGGTACAGTTCAAACTGCGCCCCGGTCATCGCGTAGTAATACGGGCGGCCAGTGACGTTGCTGTCGGCCTGCTTGCGGTCGATCATCTCAGCTTGGCTGATAAGCTCCAGCCGCGAGGTTTCGCCGGTGGTCAGGTAGAAGCGGATTGTTTCCACCCAATCGGCGGGAATGGCGCTGAATTGCGTGTCAAGCTGGGCGGTCGATCTGGTTTCCATACGCCAGTGACGCAGCTTGCGCTGCATGTCAGCCTCGGCCAGCGCGATGAAGGTCGGCACGACAGACGTGAGATCGTCGCGGTTCAGGAAGTCCGCGACGGCTGTCTTGAGCTGGCTGTAATTCGCAATGGTCATTTCTTCTTCGCCTCGTTGCGGGCCGAAATGGCCTTGGCTTTAGCCTTGGCGTCCGCCTTGCTGCTTGCGCCCCATGCGTTCAGTGATAGCAGAAGTCGCGTTGGTTTTCCATCGGCATCGCGCTCGGGACCGGGCATGCCGCCCATTCTGGCTAAGAAGGACGCCCGGCGCGGGTTGTCGCCCGCCTTTACCGGGGCCTTCAGGTTCATTCCCTCGGCCTTGGCAGACGCGCGGCCCTTGGCGTTTAAGCCGCCGCTGGGCGACTTGCCTTCCTTACGCTGCCAAGCCGGGGTCTTCATTTCTTCTTGGCCGTCTTTGCTGATGCCTTGAATGCAGCCGCAGTCGGAGCGCCCTTGGTGCCGGGCTTCCGCATCTTCTCGCCCGATCCAGCCTTGATGCGGGCCTTCTTGGCTGCGATGTTTGCGTAGAGACCGCCGGGCATTACTTCTTGCCCTTCATCATGCACTTGCCCATTGCCTTGCACTTGGCGGGGTTAGGGCAGCCTTTGCACGGGGTGAACTTCATTGGCTTTTTCATTTCTTCTTCGCCTTTCCTGCTTTGCTGAGAGCAATGGCAATCGCTTGCTTTTGCGGCTTGCCGGATTTCATTTCCGTGCGGATGTTAGCAGAAATCGTCTTGGCAGACGAACCTTTTTTGAGTGGCATTATGGCCTCCTCTGGCGCGGGGATGCCGCCACCCTATCACATCACGCGATGCCTTTCAAATTGCGTCGCAATGGTGCGCCCCAATCGTCCTGCGTTGCCATCCCAGCCTTGAAGATCGCCACCAAGCCAAAGGCATCGGCGGCATGGCTGGAGAAGTCATGCTCAGGCCCAAGCCCGATCCCGCGCACCTCGTCCCGCTTTTCATGATACCAGCCGAGAGCCTCACGCCCGCCGCGCGTTGTCTCCTCGTTGAACCTGATCGCCGGGAACAGGCGGCGTGTTGCGTCGATACGCTGCAACGCAGCACCAGCACCTTGGTTCTTCACCAGATCAACCACGAAGCCAGCCTCGCGCAGGTAGGACATGGGCGTGACAGCATAGACGCTATCGTGCTTGCGCCCGTCGTGCGGCAGGACGCAGACAGCCTCCTCGTAGTCATTGGCTCGGAGCCAGTTGACGTGCGCCTCGAAGGGCTGGCCGACGGCTTCATAATAGTCCAGCACGCGCACCTCGGGGCCGATGAATTGCACGATCCAGATCGACGTGGCGTCAGACTTTGACGACGTGCCGCCGATGTCCCAGCAGGCGTAGACCTTCATCAGCGGATCGCGCGGGATGAAACCGATCCGGCGTTCAAGCTGGGCGTCTGTCAGATGCTTGGCGTAGTACGCGCCTTCGAGGACGGTTGCATATTCGCCTTCCCAGATGTGGCCGTATCTCTCGGGCTGGTTCTCCAAGCAGTCCCGGCGCTCTTGCTCTAGGACGGACGGAAACCACGGATTGTCTGACCAGTTGGCCCGGACAACGACAGCGCCAGACGGCGTGATAGGCCCGCGCAGAAGCTGGTCGATAGGATCGGTCGGGCGCGATGGGTTCCAGCTAAACCAAAGCTCAGAGTTTTCGGCGCGGATTGTCGGGCGCAGAAGTGACAGGGATCGGTCGGACAGGGATTGCGCCTCTTCAACCCAAGCCCGGTCGAAGCCTTCCAGCGACTTCACGCTGTCTGCGGTGTGATCCTGCATCCCTTGGAAGATGATGAGGCCATCGCCGGGCGTTTCGATCACCTCGCGGAATACCTTGAAGCCTTGGGCCTCGCCGAGGTTGTAGGATTGCAGGGTGTCTTCGATTAGCTTCTTTGCTGACTGCTTGAGGGACTTTTGGACTTCGCGGATGCAGACGCTGCGATGGCCGGGGAACATCAGATGCTCTTCGGCGAGAAGCCCTGCGAAGAAGCGTGACTTGCCCGAGCCACGGCCACCCCATGCGCCTTTGTATCGGGATGGGTTTAGGAGCGGCGCAAAGGCCGCTGCCGTTCTGATTTGCAGGCGGTTCTTAGCCATCAGCGTCTTTTGGCTGGACGATGACGCGTTCGATGACCTGCGGCGTCATGCTGCCGTCTGAGGATGTCACGTCAACGTCCTGCTTCTCGCGCCAATCGTTCGGGAAGCGGTTTTTCATGTTGAAGATGTAGCTGGTCGCGTTGAAGCCGGGAACCGCTCCGAAGGTTGCTACTTTGCCCTGACGCTCCCACCAGACCTGCGCGCGCTGCAAACCTCTTTTTACGGCGCTGGAAAATTCAGGGTGAGCGGCCATCCAATTGTTGAGCGTTTCACGGTCAACGTCACAGGCTTCGGCCATTCCAGCCAGTGTTTCGCCTTCTTCGCCTGCGGCTATGACGATGGCGCACATCGACGTATCGTACTTCGTAGGCCGTCCGGCTGGCATGATGTCCTCGCTCTGTCGCTTCACGGTGCAGATTGTCTGTCGCGCATTATACGCCTTTGCGGCTCGGAATGAAAGCGTGATGGATCAAGGATGCGCTTGGCTTCTTGCCGGGTCACTCCGAGCTTGCGGGCCGCTTCGCTCACTGATTGGTATTTGCCGATGGGGTGGGGCTGTGAGCCAAGTGGATGATGTGTGCTTGTCACAGGTCAAACCCCTCTTGCACGGGCTTGGTTGGCGGCGCGGCGACGAATAGGTCGGGCTGTCGTGTTGCCTCGTCCACTCGCTTGCAGGCGATGGCGAAATATTCCGGGTCAAGCTCGATCCCCGTGCCGTTGCGGCCCATGCGCTGGCAAGCGACTAAGGTGGTGCCGCTGCCCATGAAGGGGTCAAGGATGGTTTGGGCGTTGGGCAGGAAGCCTAAGCACCATTCCATGAGGGCAACGGGCTTTTGGGTTGGATGTTCTTTTCCTCCGTCCATGTTCATCGGCCTGAAAACGAACCTGCGAGCCACCATGTCTAGGTTCGTCCATGCGAGTTCAAAGTCTGCAAAATCTCTGCCTGCATTGTTTTTGTCCCAAACCAATGGGGCGCGATATGGCGGCAGATCAAAGTAATTTCCGCCCCATATTATTGATGGAACGTCTGGGAAACCTGAAAGGTCTGCCGGTGTGTCATCCCAAGACTTCCCGCCAAGACCTCGCGAGACAGCCAACCTGTTGCTTTTGGTAATTCCAATACCATACGGCGGGTCCGTCACCACGGCATCCACCTTGCCCAAGAGCGGCATGACCTTCAGGCAATCTCCCAAGATCAGCCGTTGCCCGCCGATGCGTTCTTCTTTGATAATTGTCATCTCTTCACCGCCAAATATGCAAACTGTCCTACGCCCTCGCGCTTGCAAAACAGGAAACACCGCTTTTCGGTTTCGGCTCTTGCGGCAGCAAAGCGATGCAGCCCGCCGCAGAATTGGCCGATGTGGTAGACGATGCGGTCGCCCTTCTCAGCCGCGCCGAGAGCCGCCTCGAAAGCGTCCGGCTTTGTCTCGCCCGTGATGTAGATGGTGTTGGTCATGCCCCACTCCTTATGTAGCAATGTATCACAAAGATAGCACTGCCAGCTACATTGTAAGTCTTTTGCCTGTAAGGCTTTTTCTTCTTATATAGCAAAGTAGAATAATAATAAGATAGATAATATATCCCCATATACCCCA